AATCGGTTTCATCTTCGATTTTCACAACCGCAAGTATGCCCTGCGGTGCTTTTGTATCGCACATTTTCATAAATACGTCGTCTTGTACCTTGTATAATGAAATATCTTTCGGATATTTGAAATTCTCGTTTTCAAAAAAACTGTCCGATACATATAGTGCCGTTATCTCCCTTTCGGAATTTAATGCGTCCGATACCGATTTTATTCCTTCTATTGTATACTCACCGTATTTCTGCCTTGATTTTTTCTGCGACAGCGATTTTACATATTTGCATTTATTGTTTGATGAAGAAGTAATCTCTAACATAAATCATTTCCTTATCTATTCTATATAAGTATTTTCAACTAATTATATACCCTTTTTTTGAAATTGGCAACAATTAATTTAAGTAACAAAAAAATTTCGTGCAACGTATTATACCATAAGAACTTTTAAGGAGATGATTTTAGTGGAAACAAATGTACTGTTCGCG